CTTCTTTTTTGAACGCATCAATAACCTTCTTCAATGCAGGATTGGATGACATTTCGTCTGATTTAAAGTCCCTAGTCCAGTATAACAAGAGTTCCTTAGGTACCTCAATAACCTTTGAGCACATCCTGAACACTCCCATCAAGTAGTAATGGAAATACTTTTCATCATCTCCCAGAAAAAAACAGCGTAAAGATATAAGGAATGACAATACATTATGGCTTGGGCCCCACCTAGTATGGTCGCAATTGTCGAAGAGAGTATACTTACGCGTTTCACTGTTTAACATGGAAGCACGATGCGTATTCCTACCTTTTAAAACCATTTCAGCCTGTATCTTGGTTTTTCTTGTAGCTTTGGTAATCATTTCTTCTTGGAAATATTTACATATAGATTCAGTCATTCGCTCTAGTAAAAAATTCGAAACTCTTGTATAAAAATCTTGAACAGCTATTTCTCTTCCACCACCATCTTGCGGTTTAGGGAAAAGTGTGAAGAACGCTTGAGAAAACTTCGATAAGACCTTTTTGTATAACGTGCATATTTTCAAGTCTACGGCACCATGGATGTACGAGTAACCTGCCTGTATAGCCTTTCCTTTTGCTGACAATTCCATGTCTTTAGAACACAAAGGCTCATCTGCCCAGTCATACATCCTAGCTCGCCCTTTCTTCATTTTCAACTGCAAACTATTCAGCGTCTCCATCTTAGATATTAGTTTCTTAGACTTATAAGAACGTTTGTTAGACCTAAGTTTTTTGATCCTTTCGGCTTCCTTTGCTTTGGCAGCATTCCTTTCCTTCATGAGGACATATTTCAAATTGTGTCGGGGCTCAACTACCATAGATTTGTTCGTGGCAAACGTGAGAACCGTAGTAATAGTCATCCGATGGTCTAGGTTTGATCGAATATCAAGAAGATTAGCTGCTACCTTCTGCTTCAGTCGCTTACCCGCTACATCTAGAGCTTTGGCATTAAAGCAAGTCTGGTCAGCTTTCCCCAAGTAATAATTTAAGTAATCTTCATTAGACATCATAGGGTTGAATCCTCTCACTAGCCAGGGGTCAATCTCCTTCATCTTGTCATATTTACTCTTTGACTCTAACAACTTGTTGAAGGCTTCAGACATGGCATGGTATCTGCTGCGGATTTCCTTAGAAACGCCACAGTAATAATACGCCTCGTTTATGATGTCGACGGAACGATCATGATAACCTGGACCTAAGAATCTTGGGCTCACGATTTTAGTCCTGACTGTGTCATCCTCAGGATTTTGACCGATGTCTGATTTGAACCGATGATGTCGGCCGGATTTGCTGTCGTGGAAATCATCGAGGGCTTTCAAAATGTTGTTCATGAAATAAACCACTATAATGTTCCTGGGCACCATCATCATCTTTTCCAGCAACAACTCGATGTAGCAAAAAAATGCAGAAGAAGCCAATGCCGCATATCGAACAGTCATGAGTAGTATGTTGACG